GTTCCTTTTCTAACCCACAAAACACCTCGATCGCCCACGATCAGACCGGATCGCTTTGAACAAAAACGAATCGTTTGAGATCGCTTTGAATCAGACTCAATCGGAATTAGGAGGTGTGCCAACTCCACGAATTCACAGTAAATTGAATGATTTGCCATCAAAAGGTCATGAAATGATCGACTTCGCAGCTGAGATTGGCATCCCGTTAATGGATTGGCAAAAGTTTGTGGCTATTCATGGCCATAAGGTTAAGCCAGATGGTCGCTGGCATCACACAGAGGCTGGCCTTTTGATTGCACGTCAAAATGGCAAGTCCACATTTATGATGTTGCGTATCCTGACCGGCATGTTTGTGTGGGGCGAAAACTTACAGCTCTCATCAGCGCATAGACTTACGACTTCATTAGAAACATTTAGACAGATGGTTTCTTTAATTGAGGAAAACCCTCGCCTGGCATCTGAAGTAAAAAAAATACGCTGGCAACATGGTGCTGAGGAAATGGAATTAAAGGGTGGTCGAAGGTTTGTTGTAAAAGCAGCTAACAATGCTTCAAGAGGTATTTCTAAACCATCAACAATTCATTTAGATGAATTAAGAGAATATAAAGACGAGGATGCTTGGTCATCAATGCGATATACCATGATGGCTGCACAAAATCCTCAAGTATGGATTTATTCAAACGCTGGCGACCAACATTCAGTAATTCTAAACAAATTGCGTGAGAGGGCATTAGCGTCAGCCACGACTAATGACCCATTGGGTTGGTTTGAGTGGAGTGCCGAGCCAGATGCACCGATTACCCTTCCGTCGGGTGATATTAACTGGCCAGCATTTGCTCAAGCCAATCCATCTTTAGGAATAACAATTCATCCAGATAACTTAAAAGCAGTAATCAATGATCCACCGGATATTGTGCGAACAGAAGTTTTATGTCAATGGGTAGATACAATCAATTCAGCTATTGATGCCCAAAAGTGGGAATTGTGCAGAACTAACCCAATACCATTAGACCCTGACAAAGAAACTTGGTTTGGATTAGATTTAAGTCCAGATCGTAAATTTGGTGCTTTAGTGGCTACTCAAAAATTACCAGGAGAAAAATTCAATTTAGTTTTACTGCATACATGGTCAAACGATTATTCAATTAATGATTTAGCGGTTGCAAACGATATTGCACCTTATGTAAGAAAATATAATGTTCAGACTGTCGCTTATTCCAAAAGGACTGCACAAGCTGTCGCAAGTCGGCTAGTTCCTGCTGGAATTCCCATTACAGATATGGATGGGGCGATATATGCTGAATCGTGTGATAGATGGTTAGGCGCAATCAATTCCCATCGATTACAGCACGGGGGTCAAGAGGAATTGACCCAGCAAACACTTTCCGCTGCGAAGCTGCCCTATGGGGATGGGTCATGGATCATCGGAAGGCGTGCAAGTAGAGTCGCAGTTTGTGCAGCTGTGGCATCTGCTTTAGCAACCTATTTTGCAACACAAGTAGAAACAGAAGTTGATATACAAATAGCATAATATATTGACTTTATGGTATATTATATGCTAATGGGATTATTTGATAGATTTGTAACAAACACCGCAATCACACCGACAGTTGATGTCGCTGCCGCCAATACGCCTTACAATTTACAGTCAGCTGTTGGCGGATTATTTTATGGAGCACAAACAGCAACTAGAGAACAAGCAATGTCTGTTCCATCTGTTGCAAGAGCAAGAAACATAATTTGTAGCACAATTGGTTCACTACCTTTAGAAACTTATAATCATTTTACAAAAGAACATATTGAGCCAAATAGAGTTATTATGCAACCAGATCCAAGAGTTGCAGGATCAGCAATTTATGCATGGATCGCTGAGGATTTATTATTTCATGGTGTTGCTTATGGTCAAGTTTTAGATTCTTATGCTGCATCCGATAACAGCCGAGTAAGAGCATGGACAAGAGTTGCGCCAGATAGAGTTACTTATAATCTAAATGCAAATCAAACTGAAATTACTTCATACATGGTTGATGGAATGCATGTTCCGGCATCAGGTATTGGATCTTTAGTTGTATTTAGCGGATTAGATGAAGGTGTATTAAATCGAGCAGGTCGCACGATCAGAGCTGCACAAGAATTAGAAAAGGCTGCGGAATTATACGCAAAAGAGCCAGTTCCTACAATGGTATTAAAATCAAATGGAACAAACTTAACTCCAGAGAGAATTACAAAACTTTTAGAGTCATGGAAAATTGCAAGAAACACCAGAGCAACTGCATTTCTAAATGCTGATGTTGAATTAAACGCACTTGGCTTTGATCCACAAAAATTACAATTAAACGAAGCCCGTCAATACCTTGCAACAGAAATAGCAAGAGCAGTTGGCATTCCGGCATCATTCTTATCTGCTGAAACTACTAGCATGACATACAGCACAACTGTTATGGAAAGAAAAGCGCTTATTGACTTTAGTTTGAGAAATATAATCACTCCAATAGAGCAAAGATTATCTGCTGCTGATTTTGTGCCAAATGGCGTTGAAGTTCGATTTGATATTGATGATTTCTTGCGCGGTTCAGCATTAGAGCGTGCGCAAGTTTATGAAATCCTAAACCGCATTGGCGCGATGAGCGTTGAGCAAATCCAAGAGGAGGAGGACTTAATCCGATGAAGATTAATTTCCCAATAACACTAACCGCAGCCGATAGCCGTAAGCGCACAATCTCAGGAACAATCGTAACTTGGGGCGAGCGCGGAAATACATCTGCTGGAGCAACAGTATTTGAAAAAGGATCAATTGATTTTTCAAAGCCAGTTAAATTATTACTAGAGCATGACCGCACACGACCAATTGGTAAATTAATGGATATTACAGCTGATGATGCTGGTATCGAAGCAACATTTAAGATTGCCGGAACTATTGCTGGCGATGATTCTTTATTAGAAGCAGCCGAAGGCCTACGCGATGGATTTAGCGTTGGAGTTATGGTTGATGATTGGAAAAACAAAGATGGCGTTATGTCAATAAGTGCAGCCAAGTTAATCGAGGTTAGTTTAGTAACCGATCCTGCAATTGATAGCGCAAGAGTTGCCGATGTCGCAGCAACAGAAACACCAACAGAGAATTCCGAAGCAACCGCTGAGGATACAACAACACAGGAGGACAAAGTGTCTGATATAACTTCAGATGCTCCTATCGCAACCGAAGCGGTAGAAGCTGCAAAGTCTGAGCCTGTGGCAGTAGTAGCAGCGCAGTCAGTTGCTTACACAAAGCCACGCTCACCAATTACCAACAAAGCAACATACCTAGAGCATTCAGTTCGTGCTGCACTAGGAAACGATGAGAGCCGTCAATATGTAATGGCTGCTGATACAACCAGCACAGTTGCAGGCTTAATTCCAACACCACAATCATCAGAAATCATCAACGGTCTATCAAACGGAGATCGTGGCGCAATTGACGCAATTTCTCGTGGAGCATTACCAGCAGCAGGAATGACATTTGAAATTCCAAAGATTACAGCTGTTCCAACAGTTGCAGAGGAAGCAGAAGCAGCAGCAATTGATACAACTGACATGACATCATCTTTCGTAACAGTAAATGTTAAGAAATTTGCTGGCGGACAAACATTCTCAGTTGAATTACTAGATCGTTCATCTCCAGCATTCTTTGATGAGTTAGTTCGTCAAATGGAGTTTGCTTACGCAAAAGAAACTGATAAGTATGTAGCAAACCAGATTATTTCATCTGGCTTAATTGCAACAACTGCACAGGACAACACAGCAGCAGGCTTACTTGCTTATGCTGCTCAAGCTGCTCAATTAGTTTATTCAAACTCATTGGGATTTGCTCGCAACATCGTAGTTTCTCCAGAACAATGGGCAAACATCATGGGCTACAACGATTCAGGTCGCCCAATCTACAACGCATCACAACCACAGAACGCTGGCGGTCAAGTTGGACCACAATCACTTCGTGGAAATGTTGCTGGACTAGATCTATATGTTTCTCGCTCACTATCAGCTCTAACATACACAACTGGCGATGGATCAATGTTTGTAATCAACCCAGAGTCATACACATGGTATGAGAGCCCACGCTTACAACTTCGTTCCGATATCACAGCAACTGGTCAAGTATCTGTTGCTTACTATGGCTACGGAGCATTGGCAACTAAGGTTGCAAACGGATCAGTTCACTTCAACAAGAACTAATCTAATTAACTTAATGCCTACTGGTGCTCCCGCTGGTAGGCAGTTAATAATGGGAGTCTAAGAGAGGAATTTATGCCAACAATTATTACCGCGACCCAGTTGCGTTCTGTATTGGGTGTAAGTTCCTCTCTTTATGATGATACTTACTTAAATCAAATTATCGACACCGCAGAAACAGTTATTCTGCCAATGTTAGTTACATTCAAAAGTCCAATCCAAAAAGTGTCGCTGACTGATAATGTCGCCACTTTCACTACACTAGGAATTCATGAATTCACCGAAGGACAATCAGTCATCATCACAGGATGCGGATCACCTTACAACGGAACAAGAGCTGTGCTGGCAGATAATCTTGGCCAATATACCTTTTCACAATCGATCACTAATGCCGATATACTCGAGGCTAATGTCATCCCATCCGGAGTTGCTGCCTTATCTGGCGGATCAACTTATGTTGGAAATGCAGCTGTTCAATCAGCCGTCTACACAGTTGCAGTCGAAGTTTTCCAAGCAAGACTTGCCGGTGGAGGACAAATCGAAGGAGTAGATTTTACAGCTACACCTTTTAGAATGGGTCGTTCATTATTCAATAAATGCGTTGGATTACTTGGTTCATATATGGATACTGAAAGCATGGCTCAATAGTGCCTAATGAAACAATCCTTGAACAGATTCGCACACCATTAGCAACTGCCTTATCTAGCGTTGCAGGAAATGTTTATGCTTTTGTGCCTGAAACAGTTATTCCTCCAGCAGTAGTTGTTGTTCCAGATAGCCCATATTTAGAATTTGAAACAATCAACAAATCAAACATTCGTGCAAAAGTTAATTTTACTATTTCAGTTGCAGTTGCTTACAACAGCAATCCTGCATCGCTCGACAATATCGAGCAATTAATAATCAGCGTTCTGGCAGTTATTCCTGGTGGATATATTGTCAGCTCGGTCGAAAGACCAACAGTCACCACAGTCGGAGCATCGACTTTGCTTATCGCAGATGTTCGAGTATCTACCTACTACACACGCACAGTCTAAGGAGAAATAATGGCAACCACAGTAATCACCGGTCGCGATATTTCGTTGTCTTTCACAGGTGGAACAGACATCGAAGCACAAGCAACCAGCGCAGTTTTAACAAAAGTCAATGAGCGTCAGGCATATCAAACACTTGATGGCGTTGCTTATAAGACAACAGACATTTCAGGAACATTCGCATTATCAATGTTGGCTGATTGGGGCAAGGCAAACTCAGTTTGTGAGGCTCTATGGACAGCAGCAGAAACCGCTCCAGATACTGACATTTCAATCACTCTAACAGCTGCAACTGGCGCACAATTTGTGTTTCCAGTAAAACCAGAGTTCCCAACAGCAGGTGGATCAGGAATTGATGCACAAACTGTTGATTTTGAATTCACAGTTTCAGGCGGAGCAGTAACAGAAACATTTAGTTAAGAAATAGAAACGGGAGCAAAAAATGAAGTTACCAATTACAATTGAATATAACTCAGGCGAGCAAGCCACTTATGTAGCCCAACCGCCTGAGTGGGCAAAG